CTTCTACCGTAGGTGCCATAGGCGTTGCCGGCGGTGTGGGTGCTGTCTCTGTAAACTTGGGTATCTCTTTGGGCACGTAGTAGGTAAACGGCTCATTTACTGTTCTGTATCCAGCTAAACCAAATAAACCATATCTTGGTTTTTTAACTTGCTTATAACCAGTGGCCTCGGTTACGGGGTTGGCCTCTAGATCGGCTAGCAGCTTGTTGTAGTCTTCTAGGTTTTTTTGGTAGCTCGTCTTTTGAGCTTCATAGGTTGGCAGCAAAGACTCTTTGTATGTGGCCAACTCGGCCTCAAAGGGTTTCATCTTCTCTGCGACGCTTGTTTGGTAGCCAGTGAATGCCGTTTGGTACTCGCCAGTGATCTGGTCTACGGCGCTTTTGTATTGTTTAGCTAGGCGATCAATGTCTGATGTGCTGCGCCGTGCTATCTGGCGCTGTTTGAACTGGGGTAGGGTAGCCATTACTGCAACCTCATGCCACCAGCGCCTAAGTTAATAGGCACACCCAGCTCTGCGTCCATGCGCTCACCTGAGAGTAGCGACCGGCGGCCACCACGGGTGCGTGCTCTGAGTGCCGAGGCCTCCGCTGATGCTGCCTTGCGACGCTCCTCGTCGGCAGCCTCCTGCACTTCCTTGGCTTTCCTGTCCATCTCCAGCTTATTGGTAGCGTAGGTCTGCTGTGATTGCTCAAACTGCTGTCTAGCAATCTGTGCTTGCTGCTCGAGCGAGGCGCCCTGCTTGGCGTACTCACCTGTTTGTCGCTGCAGCTCAGTGCGCATGGCAGCCTGGTCAACAGCTTGCTGCGCTAGCATGGTGCGCTGGTCTGCTTCCGCTTGCTTGCGTGATTTACGCGCTTGATCTGCACTCACTGCGGTGTTTAAAAGAATGGCTCCTGCGATCCACATTGGCATAGTCAGCTCCCTATAAGTACATTGTCTATCTTGGTTACGTCTGTCTCATCGGTTGCATGAATACAGAACCATACGCTATCTTCATGCGCTGTGATTGTGTGATGCAGGCCGGCAGAGATATTTATACAGGCAGGCGCCTTGTACTCTGTTCTCACACC